GCGGCCTGGTTCTTCAGCGCCGTCTCGACTGCGGCAGCACCCTGCCAGATCTTCGGCCACAGTTCGGCCGCTGTCGGGTCGGTGTTGTCGGTCCAGGTGATCCCGGTCGCCACCGTCGCCAGACCGTTCGTGGTCTGGTTCAGCAACTCGTAGTCGAGCTGACTGTGGTAGGCGGTGACCAGATCCTCGAGCACGGTGTCGAGCACGCCGGTGCCACGCTCAGCGGCCTGACGGGTCACCGTCTGGCTGCCTGCGATGGTCTGCACGTTGATCGTCAGGATCGTGTCGTCGATGTTGGTCTCAGACACGTCGGTGCCCTGCGTCTGCACCGCCGCGGAGGTCGCGGTGGTGATGCGGGACAGGTTGACGGTCATGCCCGACGCCGGCAGCGGCTCCTTGCGGATGGCGTCGGCGAACGGCCGACCCGCCTTGGCGTACGGTGCGACGAGGTCGGTCAGGTACTGCGGAACCACCAGACCGGCGAAATTGCTGGTCGTGGTCGCCGCGCGACCCTCGATCTTGTCGCCACGCTCGACGCGCTCCTCGGACATGTGACGACCGAGACGCTGCTGGGCGTCCAGGTCGCCGTACAGCGAGGACCGCAGTACGTCCTGAAGGAACCGGGCGCCAGTACGGTCGTTGCCCTCGTGGTAGACGCGCTCCTCGCGAGTCACCACAGCAGCGCCACGAACCTCAGGCTCCTCAGCCCCGGTCTCGATCTTGTTGGCGACCGCGATGTCCTTACGCTCGGCGATCTCCGCGTAGGCGGCGATCCGGGCGTCTTCCTCGCGGATCTCGGCAATGAGGGCGTCGGCGCGGGCTGCGTCGCCGTCCTCGTGGGCATCCTTGGCGAGAATCACGTCAAGTTCGGCCTTCTTGGCCGCACGCGACTCCCGCATCTTTCCAAGCAGATCCATCTGCTCGCTCCTTACGGGGTAGTTGTGAAGGGGTCGCCGTAGTGGCTCGTCCCGAAGTGCCCTCGCGGGCGGGTTCGGCGCCGGGTGCGGCAGGTTGCCCGAACGGATGTCGCTCGGGGGTCTAGAGTGTGAGGGCGGCGGCGCGCAGCCGCTGCCACGTCAAGTCGACGGCAGGCGCCGCCGACGGGATCTCGCCGCGCAGCATCTGCCGCACGAACTCGGGGTCGGCGTCCTCGGGCAGTTCGTCGAGGCCGCGCAGGCTCGCCGCCGCCCGCAACGACACCGAGGTCGCCGGGTTCGCCGGGTACGTCACGACCGACACGTCGAACAGTTGGCACTCGCGGATCGTCCGGTCGGTGTAATCCTCGTTCCAGTCCTGCTGCGTCACGCGGAACGCAAACGACATCTGGTCGGCGTCGCCACGGTCCATCGCCGACTTCAGCGACCGCACCAGCGGCGACTCCCCGTCGAGACGCGCCTCGCACAGAAGCCCGGTGCCGTCCTGTTCAAGGGCCAACGTCCCCGACTTCGTGCGCGCCAACGGCAGCCCGTCATGGTTGATCAGCAACCGCACGTCGGCGCCGTGGTCGAGAGTACGGGTGAACGCACCCGGCGCGACACGCTCCACATAGGTGCCGAGCGCATCGGTGATCTCGTAATCAGCGTCGAACACGGTGGCATAGCCGCGCAGCGACAGGCCGTCGCCGGTGTCCTCGGCGCGGATCTCCATCGGCGCCGTCGCGCGAATCTCGCGTCGCTCCATCGGTGTCGTTCCTTTCAGGCGTTCGCGTCGTTGGTCGGCTGATCGACAATGTCGGTAGGCACGTCGACGCCCTGCACGGCTGGCTTGTCGTCACCCCATACGACCGGCTGCTGATCCTCGTAGTCGCGGACCTCGTTCGCCGTCTCCCACGGTTCCATCGGCCCGAGCGCGATGCGGTGCGCCTGGTAGCGGGTCAGCAGATCCGTCCGCAGCAGCGCGTTGCGGTTGAACCGCACCCACGAACCGGCCTGCGCCGGCTGCGACGCGTTCAACATCCGCGACAACTGCCGCTCAAGATCCACCAACCACGGGTCAATCGCGTACGACAACAAGTCCAGCGCCAACTGCTCACGGTTCTTGTACGTCATCGAATCGCCGGTCTTGTAGCCGAGGATCTCCGCGATACCGGGGCCGAGAATGCGGCACACCTGCGCCGCCGTGAACGACTGCGTCTCAAGGAACTGCGACTCCTCGGGCGCCACCTGGAACGACTCAAGCTTCATACCCGAACCGAGCACCGCCGGCCCCCGCGAACCCTGCAACGTGTCCAGCATCCGCGCCTTGATCGCCGCCGCCGTACCCGCGTCGATCGGCTGATCTGTCGTCAACACCTGCGACGGGTGCGCCCCCTCCGCGAACCACTGCTGGCCGAACCGCTCCGAAGCGATAGCCACACCGAACGCCGACGCGTGCCGCTCGATCGGCGACTGACCCATCAACCTCCCAGGCATCGGCCACCGGCGGTAATGCACAATGTCGGCGCCGTCAACACGCTTGTCGCCGACATACCAGACACGGCGGCCATCCTCGACCCTGACCCGCACCGTCGACGTGTCCACCACATCGACCACACGCGGGCCATAGTTGCCGTCACGGGCCACGATGTGAAGCACAACGTTGCCCGTGTACGCCGCCGACGACATCCACAACTTCAGCCAGTCCTCGACGCCGTAACCCTCACCCGACGGATCATCCAGCCACGACGGCCGACGCGCCGGCCGCTGCGTACGACCCTTACCGACGAACACCTCGATCGGCAACGACGCCACCACCGTCGACAACAGGTTCACCGCACTCGCATACGCCACCACCTGCGACGCCGACGACTGCGTCACCGGCTCGTCGAACCGCAACGACATCGGCCGCTGCGGGATCAGATCCGACACCGACGCCGAACGAGACTGCGACCTGCGAAAGATGCTCACTGGTCGAACCTCCACGACGCCAACAGAAAGAACCCGCCCGCCACAACCAACGCGGCAGGCCAGAACACGAACGCCACACCGGCAACCACCAGAACGGCGCCGACAACATCGAGAACAGTGCTCACAGCGCCTCCTTCAGAAAATCTGATCAACAAGGTTGATGTCAGGGCGGCGAGACGCGCCCCAATGCGCCGCCACCGCAGCCACCACCGGGCAGATGTCACCACCGACCCGCCGCAACGCCCACGCGTCGCCCATCGGCCGCTTACGGGCCGCCGCCATACCCGCCGCCAAACCGTCATGAGTGCGGATACGAACAGCACCGTCGGTCAACGCCTGCGCGAAACCGCCACACGCGCTCGCCAGATCCCGCGCCGACATCGTCACCACGTCCAGATCCGGCAACGCCTGCCACTTCGGCACCAACGCGCCGATCGGCCCCGCCGGATCGACCACCAACTGCGCCCGATGCTCGCGGCACAACCGCACCGCCTCATCGAACAGCCAGCCCATGCCCTCGGCGTGCGCCACAACCTCAACAGCGGCGCCATCCGCAGCCACGATCGCCGCCGACGCACCATCCGGCGACGCATCCGCCGCGAACACCACACGAGCACCGGGGGCGGCAGCAGGATCGACACAACGCGCGAACGCATCCATGTCGAACGCCGACGCCTGCGTCGCCTCATCCCACACGCCGAGCCGCTCACGCGCGAAGTCGGCCTCCGACATCAGCGAGCGCTCGTCCTCGATCGCCTGCCGGAAGATGCGGATGCCGTAGCCCGGGTTCGCCAGCGCCCACGCCGCCTCATCAGCCGGGTCGAACGACTCCGAATCGACCGACCACTCCAGATACGCGAAGCCACGGTCGTCGCCGGCCAGACCGCGCTGCCGGATACGCCGCAACGTCGCCGACTCGGCCATACCCGCGCTAGAAGTGAAGATCAGTTGCGTGTCGGGCCGCGCCGACAACGTCGGCATCATCGACGCCAACTGCATGTCGGGGAGGTCGTACGCCTCGTCGAGCACCTGCCGGTCAGCCGAGAAGCCCCGGCCGCTGCCGCCGCCGGCACGCGCCAGGAACAACAACCGCGACCCGTCCTTGGTGATGACACCTTCCTGGCCGTGTGCCTCGGGCATCTTCTTCACCCGACGCCGCAGCCAGTCGTTGCCCTCGATGTGGGTCCGAAGCCGCAGATACGCTTCCTGCGCGGTCTTGAATTTGTGGGCGCTGTGGGAGATCAGCGGCACCTTGAACAGGAACAACCAGCCGAGTTCCAACGCCTCGAGGACGGCGCCCTTGCCATTCTGCCGCGGCACGATCAGCGCCGCATTCCGCGCCGCCGACTTGCCGTCGATCGCCTCGGCGAGCAGCACGTCCAGCGACAACTTCTGCCACGGGTCGAGCACCAGACCGGCCTGGTCGCACAGGTCGATAACCTCCGACGCCGCCGACGACACCGCGCCGGCAGGCCGCACCAGGATGCGTGGCTGCTGCGCGCCGACCAGCGGCACGTCAGCCCGTGCGACGACTGTCACGACGCTGGCTCAACTCGTCAAGCGGATCGGACTCGGTGAGCACCGCGCCGCTGCGAATCTGCTCCATCACCAGCCGCAACTCGCGCGACACCGGCGCCGCGTCACGCTGCGACGTCGCACCGTCGAGCAGATCGGCCAACCGCTGCGCCGTGCGGCCATAAACCGTTGACGTCTGCTTCAACGCGCGCAGTTCCGCATCGACGGCGGCACGCACCGTCGTCTTCTTCGCTGCTGGCACGGTGTCCCCTCTCGTGGAATGCCGTTTGCCGGGGAATGAAGGCGGCTCTGACAGGCTTTCGCCGGTTCCGTGACCCTCAGTGACAATCCACGGGGTAAACCGCCCTAATGGGAAAAAACAAGGC